TCGCCTCCTCTTAACTGTTCTTGCATGCCGGAACGACGGCCATTGTTTGATGCCGCCGTTGACCGTACTTCGCAGGCGATCCTTTCTCGCCACGCGATTATGCCATCGTCAATTCTCTGTATATATTCGTATGATTCTACGCACTTTTTCCCGGGCAACACCTTCTTGTCGATGCACAGCCGCATCAGGCCTTTCAGCACTTCAAAATGTGCGAGGAATCTGTCCGTGTGAACCACCTTCTCGTTTCCGCGCAACTTGTAAGAAAGAGTGAATTCGACAAGCATCGCAGTCGCCGCGTCAAGGATTCTGTCGCCGAGAACGGCCCTGTCGCGTTTTGGAATCAAAAACCGCAGACCGTACACGATACCAACCAGCTTGTAGGTATCCACGTATATCGGAGTATCGACAACTTTCTTTGACACTTTAGAGATCCTTTTTTAGGTGCGGGCGCGGCTTCAAAGGCCGCGCCGAAGAAGGAGGAAGGCTAAATTTCCAAGAGCGCGACCGACAACGCCCGAGTGTAGTTGCTCAGGTAGTAGTCGCCGAAGAAACTCCCGGGGTAGTTCAAAGACCAGCCAGAGGAGCGGGAACGGACAAAGGGAACCCAATAGCGCGAATCGTTCGAGTTCGTGTTGAGCTGTAGCGTGCTGCCGCCGATTTTCGACAGCGTCTTGTTGAACACGTCGGCAGCAGGACTCTCGAGCGTATACTTGACGTGCCTGAAGATGTCCTGCACGATACCGAGCCCAGGCTGGAACCAATCGCCACGGCGAAGCCCGTCTACATTCGCGAACTGACCGTAGGAACCCCATGTCAGGTTATGGTTGTAGGCAAATTGCGCAACTCGGAAGAAGGCCGAATTGTCCGCCTCATTCGCATCGACAAGCACCTTCGTCGCAGCCTTTCCGTCCTGGAAAACTACGGAATTGCTCGCCAGCGAGCACGGATACGCCAATCGACGAGATTCAAGATACTTTCGGAAGCCCGCCTCGCCAGCACCAAACTTGGCGATAGTTTCGGACACCTTGTACGTCGTGGCGTCATGAGCCGTAATGCTGGATGCCGCAGGACCAAGCGTCAGACCCCAGTCAGCCCCGTTAAGAAAGTCGTTCTGCAACCCGTTAGTACCGCCGTTCCATCCCTCGTTCTTGCTCGCGCCGCCACGACCAGTGAGCCACGCGAACAGCACGTCTACACTGCATGTCGCACGGTAGCCGGCAAGTCCCTGAGTATACTTCGCGTCGCCAGCCGTGATTTTCGCAAGATCTGCATCGGAAAGCTTGCCGGACGGAATCGTGTAAGAGGAAGAAGTCGCACCGGTAAAGAACGGCCCCGCGGCCCCGACGTCCTTGTACAGCACGTAGCACTTGTTTCCACGCACGCTCGCCACGACGCCGAGCGCCGTGAAGCCGGCAGCGGTCATCTTGACGTTGTCCACCGTCTCGCCAGCGACAAACGTAACGGAGCCTTCCGTAACGCCGCTACCCGGAGTGGCCGCGCTGTACACGCTCGTGGTAGGTACGTACACCGCATCGCCCTGCTTGGGACGCGACACGACGACATTCACGCCATCGAAATGTACCTTCCCGGAATCGGCCTCAAGCGAAACCGTGCTTTTATTGAGAGCCGCACGTGCGGAAGCATCTGATGCGTATGCTGCCGCGTCAGTATACTTGTTGATATATTTAGTGTCTAAAGCCATAATATCTCCTACGAGTTAGGCAAAACGATCGAAATATTGTTAGCGATAATCATAGAGTTCGCAGAATCGTACTCAATATCGAGTATATCCTGCTTTTCTTTGACCTTATTCAAGACATTTTTTGTCAACCGTTCTAGCTGCTGACCTTTAATCGCGTCATTATTGTAATCTTCTGGAGTTATCGGCATATCATCCTCCGTTAGGTTGTGGCGTTCCACGCGTTCTCGAAGAGCGCGTCTACTTCATCGTTCGTCATCCACGAAAGCGAGTCTTGCTTTCCCGCAAGGCTGTTACGGATAGAGGCGAGTTCAACGGCTACATCGCTTCCGCCGATCTTCAGTACCTGCGTGTCGAGACTGTCGGCCTTCCTGTCGCCCATATTTTCGGCGGCGGCCATCTCCTCGACGGCACGCATGCGAGCGTCGAGATTGTCAAGAGCGGCAGCCGTAGTCTCTTCCTTTGCGTAAATGTCGGTGGCAGGAGCCAGTTCGCCGGGTGCGACGCCGCTGTCCACGGGGTTGCCGTTCTCGTCAAATACTGCCAGGTTTCCGGGTACGGCATCCGTGTCCTTGTCTGCCTTCGCGTTGATCAGTAAAGTAAGGTCCGCGTTTGTCGGTAGCGCATCTAGCTTGGAGTAAAGCTCCTTGGTCATCAGGCCGTTGCCGCTTGCGCTTGCGGTCGGAATGTCGGCAAACGTAGCAGTAATATCGCCATTGCCGTTCTGTTGCAGGCGAACAAGCGTCTTGAGCGACCCGCCCTTACCAGAGCCACTAGCATTGTCCGTGTCGACGGGATTCTGAATCAGCTTGAACTCGCCGTCAATAGACTGCCATTCACCGGTAGCCTGCGCACCCGTACCCTGCTTGTGGAAGATGAGGTTCTGGCCGTTGCGCACGGTAAGATTGCCGAGCGTAATCACATTTGCGGGCGATTGTTCGGAAATACCTGTAACGATAACAAGGTCGCCGTTGTGCAGGTTGTCAAGCGTCATCGCGTTGATGGCCGCGACAGTCATCGTTCCGTAATTCTGGCCGTAGCCTTGCAGCAATCGTGTAACGTAGGTAACTACCTGCGCGTGCGTTGCAATATGCCCATCGTTATCGGACGCAACGTCACTATTTCCAAAGCACGCTGTAGCAAATTTTGACAGCGGTATAGTTGCATCAAGAATGTTATTCGCCTGGACGGAATCGTCAGCGAGTTTCGCATGAGTGACCGCACCATTTGATATTGTAAGCGTAATACTCACGTCCTGACGCAAATCCGTAGTCACGGACCCCGTAACATCGTTGGTAAGTCTTATCGAGATTGCGTTCTGCAATCCGAGAGCCCTCAATAAATATATTACGTTGTTGGTCTTGTCATAAAACCGCGACCAATCCAAATAAGTCGGCTCAGGCATATTCAACCTCCGTTTTAAAGTCTATTTCTTTATACAATTCAGAAAACTTTTTTCGGGACTTCGGCTCCTCATTCGCGGCACTAAAATATTTCCAACAACCTTCATTACCGTCATAAATCAATTCAAGTCCATTCACAACCGAAGCCCCTCCACGAAGAGTAAACGCACCAGCTTCTTCGAGTTCGCTTCCGTCATCAAGTTTCCTTTTTTTACGGGGAATTCCGCAGACAATTGCCATATCGCCAGTAAAGAAGTTCCCAACCTCAAGTTCGGCGACGCTCAGATGACCCAGAAAACGATTGCCATCACTCTTCGCCAAACAATCGCTTACATACTTTCTAATCGTGTCAATCATAAAAGAAGTTGCCCCCTGTAAAAAATCACCTCACCAGCACCCGCAGCTTCGGGAGGAGCAATTTTCAGGACATGCTCGTCGACATAGGCGGCATCGACTGCCCCAACTTGCTCAGCAGTCACGTTGTGCGGGTTGTCCGTCCGGCCAGCATGCGTGCTGATTGCCTCGGCATTGTCCTGGTCGCCCTTCTTGACCTTGGCGATCAGCTTCTGTAACGCCTCGGTGTCGATTGGCTGTCTCGTCTGCAGTTCCGCCATACGCTACACCTCCCCTTCCGCAGGCGTGGAATCCCACAGTTCGTCAAGCGTAGCCTCGTCCATGGCACGGCTCTTGACCGTTCCCTCTGTATCGGAGTCGCGCACCATGTAGCTGTTGACATCACCGCCGTCCGGCAGGTCCTTGATGCGGACGGTTCGAACCACGGTTCCATCTTCAAGCTCAATCGTTCCCGTATATCTCACTTGCGAACTCTTGACAGACGCCACAATAGGAACATTATTTGCTATCAAGACGTTATCTTGATTATCGACAATAACCAAGTCAACATCCACATCAACATACGAGCACAGAAGCTTAGTGTGCGCAGGTTTCAGCTTTTCAAACATGACCTCGGCAGGAACATTACTCCATTCCTGCAGATAGTCATTACAGGTATCGTTGCACGTGCAAATATGCCAGTCTTCAGCACTTCCCTCGACAGCAATCATCCAATAAAAATTCGGATCATCGTCGCCAAAATCTACGCCTTCAAAATGAGACCTATGTTCAGGATTCCAGTATTCGTACACTTCAGCCCGCAAGCCAAACAGCGCTGCAAGGCTTTTAAAATACGGAACGGTCGCACCGCCCTTTTTCCTGGCAACTCGAAAGATTTCTTCAAGACGCCTTGCGTCAGTAGACTGTTCAAGGCCTTTAATCGGCAACCCCAGCTCACGTTCCCAAGTTTCGTAGGACGTCGTTTTTGCAGGGCTAGATTCAAAGACAAGGTCGCGCAGAATTTTGTACACCGCAGAAAAGCCAAGAGAAAAACCTGCAAAAAGTTTCCACCAATTTCCGGCTTTTCCCTTAAACCAGGCGAACCCGCGCGGCAGCAATCCCAAAAGGGCGCTTCGAAATTCTTCGTTTTCGTAATCAACACCGTCACGCACAACATTATCACGCCGAGCAACATTCCAAACATTCAATTCTTGCAGAGCAACTACAGTAAGTGCAAATCGGCCAAACAAGATGTTTTCGCGCACTATCAGCACATCGTAAGAACCAGCCTCTTTCGGAGCTACAAATTCAAGAGAATTATCGTCGTAATCGAAGACTGCAAGTCCTGCAATCTGAGAAGGAGCGCCGTTGCCAGCCAAAACCTTGCACTTGTAATCAAAGCCCGATCCAAAGACATAGACCGAGCCACCTTGGTTTACACGCAGCGGACTTATTTGCTGAACCGAAAGCACTACATATCTCCGTTCAGAAGATTGATTCCACCAGCTTCAATTTTCGAAACTTCGGCAACCGGATTTTCGCCAGAGAAATCCAAATCCATTTCAAGCACCTGGACCTGGGAACCGCTTTTCGTCACCGACTGAATAAAGAAATTTTTCGCAGTAGAATTCGACAGCACATGCAACCGCAACGTTTCGAAATCAACAGAAGTTCCAGGTTGCATTTTTTGCAGATACTGTTTAATTGCTGTCGTAACGCTTTCACGCACATACTGATTGTAAGGAGCTACCGACGCAGTAATCGTAACGGGAACCGGTGTCACCGCAAACACACGCACATCGGCAGTAACCGGCCTACGGACATCGTCTTCGATATAAGACTTCACTTCGGCAACCTGATCTTCCGTAAGCACGATGTTCGCAGAATTATAGTTCGCCAAAGCGACGCTAACCGAGTTGGTTTCAGGCTGATTCGGGAAAACAAACGCATCCGTAACAAAAGAAAACCTTGTCGCCCATCCATAATAGTCATTCGCGGCACCGCCATGCACCGGATTCTGAATACGATTCAAAAGGCGAGCCCGATAGTCTTCCGCCAATTCGCCCCACACCTGGATATCACCATCAACTTCAACAGGATCCGCAACGCCACCGGATATCAACTCGGACACAACAGAGGCGACACCAGCAACTGCACCATCCCTAAACGTCAAAGGCACGCCTTCGCCCAGGTCAGAATCCTTACCGACATCCAACGCAACAACAGGGATGCCGACATGTTCAGAGTCAACTATAACATCGTTAGGTACTTCATACTCAATTCCCGATTCCTCATCGACCAAAACAGTCCCCTGCGGAATCGTGACCGTAGAAACACCTTCTTCCAAAGTAACAGCAGCCGTTCCGGAAGATTTCAACGGCACCTTGTGCGGGATCCCGTATTCAGCGCCAAAGCCTTCAAGAGCAGACACATCGCACGTAGAAACGAAGCGATTTTTCCAAATCCGTTTCGCAATCAAAATCACCATGTACAAGGCCCCGCCAAGCACATGCGCAAGCACCTTCAACACGGTCTTGCGCAACACCGTAGACTGGCCAAAAAACTGAATCGCCAAGGCATTTTCGACGATACGGACAAGTTCCTGCAAGCTTTTAAATTCCATCAGTAGCCATCCACTTTATTTCATAAGCATAAGCGTCGTCACTACCATCAGGTCGCTGAATAGTGATAGTGACATTCATCGTTTCTTCATCGGCGATTTCAGCTTTACAACTAACAGACTTAACGACACCGTCGCTTTGCATCCAGGACAAGGCCTCGACAACAAGATTTTCGACAGACCTTGCCGTCACCTCGGTCAATTTGCCAGGGAATGCTTCGTAAAGATACCCGCCAAGATTCCCTTTTTCAGAAAGGGCATCGCCCCACCATCCACCGACATTCGGTTTAAGATTCGCAACTTTGCCAAGATTTCGTTCGCGGGCGTAAGTTCCAATCGATATCACGACAGCATTTTCAAGACTATCGGAAGTCAGCAAATCACCTTTGACTTCATCGAAGGCAAGGTCAAAATCACCGGAACTTCTGCGAAACAAAGCAAGGTCGCTCATCGCAATAAAAATAAACAGCCCTCACATGGTAAAGGCTGATTTTGACACAAGATTTTTTTAGCTACGAAAGCCCGCCGGTATGGGTGGCATCGCCACCTTTCAAAGTTAACGGTACGGCATTAGCCTGTGCAGTCGGAGACCCAACCACAGACACTTCGTTCGGGAGAGCCGTAATCGTCACCTCGGCACTCTTGACAAAATCATAAATGATTCCAGCCAAAGCTTCGGCAGCCGCTTCGTCATCAGCAGGTCGCGACTCGAACATATTTTTTAGAGCATCTTTTAGCGCATTTTTATTCAAGGCCATATCACATCCCTGGTTGAGGCGGATCCGTCGGGCCCATACCCGTCTTATGAATATGACCAGCCAAAGTGACGAAAGTTCCGTCGCACAGAGCCTTAAAATCTCCCGTTGCTTCAACATCGCCGACAAAACGGAACTTATTGGAATTGGTCAAAAATTCAATGGAACCATCGTTCTTAAGAGTTATGCTAGTGCCAAACGGAGAATGCACCATCACTTCACCTTCTTTCAGGTCAGGGCATTTGCCCCGAGTAGATATAACCACTCCATTGTCGCGGGACCCGCCAACGAAAAGCGCAACGCCTTCCACATCACCTTTGGGGCGACTCGAAAAGCCGAACTGTTGCAAAAATTCAACATTTCGGCGTCGTTCGCCTGCAACAAGCTCAATATCGGCCAACAGCTCACCGTTTTTGTAACGGCTAGCCGATATCACGCAACGGCCCACCATCAGGCGAAGCTTCGCCATCAATGATTCAATCAAAGATTCAAAGCTCATTTTCCTTGCACCGCCTTCTTGATAGATTTCCACGGATCGGATTTAGGACTTTTCGCCGATTTTACCGCCTTGACCTTCTTTGATTCCGGCTGAGGCTCGAAAACTTCGGGCGGAACCAGCGTCAAGTTCGTCACCTCACCCGAAGTTCCCCAGGAATACTCCACAGATGACACCAACAAATCAAGCGGCGTCTCGACAAAAAGTTCCGGGGCTTCGAAAGAACAAATCACGCCAGGAATCCAAAGACCAGACGAATGTTCCCAACCATGGACCGTTGCCCTGAAACCCATCGATTTAGCCCTGCGAACACGACACTCCCAATCCGCACGGGCTTGCACCTTGTCCTTTTCAACAGCGTTTGAATCCACCACAATCATCGGACGGTTACGCAAAACATCGGAATCCGACGCCGTCGCAACGACATTCTTTTTCGCCTTGCCGGTTCCGTAAACCGTATAGGTCGAAAAGCGATCCACAAGCGAAAAATCCACGCTTGCCGCCATCAGGTTTTCACCTTGCTTCAAGGCTGGCCCACGTGGGCACGAATCAGGCTTTAGCAGATACACTTTTCCCATGCCGTCGGAGCAGCACAGAATTCCGCGCTCCTTGCAAAGCTTTGTGATCGTGTCAAGAGCCTTGGCCCCGGGCTCCACAGAAAACTTCTGGAACGGACCGCCGACATCCACGCCCATACGATTCGAAAAAGAAAGACCGAAATTCGCACATACAATGCGGATAATTTCGTCCATTTTCTTGTTTTCCCACTCCAGCGGATTATCAATACAGCAATCGGCAATGTCTGCAGAGCATTCACTTCCGGAAACATTCACAGAATGCGAACCGGCGGAAAACGAGGTTGAAAGGCGATCCACGAACCCGGAAATCACCTTGGTACCATTGACAGCAACCTCGACTGAATCACCAGGGAAAAGACGCACACGGTCGCCGTCCGAATTCCTGGCAACCAAGGTGAGCGAAAAAGCCGCCGCAATATGGTCAAGAGAACGGACCACGCGGGCTTCCGTCCATTCCGAAAACTTACGGCCGTTGGCGAAAACCTCGATCATTTGGAAAGCACCCTCAAACTTTCGCGGGTCATTACCAGCGGGTCACCGACATCGTTACGTTCCAGGATTTCATCAACACGGTCCAGGTCGCCGTAACAATCAAAGCACACCGAAAGAATATCGCGAGTCCCGTTCAACGGCAATTCTACGACCACCGCAAGTTTCGACATTTCGTCACGCAGATACTTGAGTGCCGTCGCCTGCAGATCCATCAAAGTCGCATAATCTTCGACAGAACCAGCCTGTTCAGCCGCATCATCAAAAACAGAACTGAGCGAATCCTGCATTTCACGAGCTTCTTCAGCACTTGTGAAAGAGCAATCCACCACAGATCGAGCTGCCATTGCCGCAGCACTCATGAGAGCCAAACGGTCAACTTCAGAACTCAATTCATCTGCCGAAGAATAGGCCGAATCCCGCCTCTTGGCCATCGTCGAACGCATCATGACCAGGCTTTCGTTTACATATCCGTTGGCATCGTCGTCAGAAACGGTTTCTTTGGTCAGTGTTAGAAGATTTTGGATGCGATTCGCAAAGTCGGACGGCGACATCATGATTAGCTGAACATTTTCGCGAATCTGCGAAAGCGTATTCACGAACGCTGACACACTGCGGATAGAACCACGCGCACTTTCGATATCATCAAGCATCTTAGTAGTAGAATCAGCCACCGAATCTACGACAGACTTAGCCTTTCCCGCAATACTGAAAACCTCGGTAAAGATCGACTTTGCGGAACTCAGTGCGGAATCCGATTTTCCAATCGCAACGCCACGCAAGTCCGTTACACTTTGAGCCTGATTCTCGACTTTCTGTTCCGGAACAAACGTAAGCTCGCCCGAAATGAACTCCTGCTCAGCCTTCTTGAACGAAAGACTGTACGCCGTGCAGCGGGCGTTCATGCGGCCATAATGCGGATGAATGAACTCGAAAGCACCTTCCTTGTTCAGCGCCTCTTCCAGGCGTTCACGCTTGGTTTCGCAATCAGCTCCAGTCAGGTAAATTGTGCAGGTGATTCCAAGAACCTTTTTGCCGACATCTTCGTTTACATGGCTATCGGAAAAAGGCAGCGGAGTAGTAACCACTTCGCGGCCGCCGGAACTTGCGGTCTCTTCGACAAAGAACGGCACGCCTGCATAGGATGCGGCCACGCACTCGACAACGCCCTGGGGTGTATCAATTTGAACCTTGTGAAGGGAATTAGCGTATAAAAATTCGTGTTCAGCCATTACATACCCGCCAAAACATAACCACGAGAATAGTCAAAGTCGCCATGATCCGGAGCCGTCACCTGGACACCTCGCGGCATGTTCTTGAAATCGACCGCAAAGCGGCTGGTAGTTGTCGTGTGGGATTCGCTCACCGCCTGAGCGACAGAAGCACCGAGGGAGGAAGACGAAGATGCGTCCGACGACTTAGAATCATCAAACAACTTTCCTACAAAAGGAATGTTGCTGAGAACACCTTTTGCAGCAGACCAAGCATCTTTGACCGATCCAACAATGGTATCATAAATTTTTCCACCCAATTCATACACCATTTGGCCAATTGTTTTAAACCCATCCAGAAAACCATCGATAAGTGACGATATTGCACCTGGTAAAGCCTGGAAAAAATTCCATACAGGGTCGACAAATAGCGACTTGAAGCCATTCCACCACCACTCAAGACTTTCCTTAATCGTAGTCCACACCCATTCAACAGCGTCGCCAACAAGATTCCAGTTGTCATAAATGGATTTAATTGCTATACCCCAAGAGACGACAGCGGCAACAACAAGACCAATCATCGCTAAAGTAGGCCCACCAATAACGGCAGCAGCAATTTTAAATGCGTTAACAATAGCCCACCCCCACGTAGTCACAGACTTGACACCGACAACAACAAATTTTAAAATAGGCCCCATCTGACTAAGACCAAAAATTATTTTGCCAATAGCAGGCAGGAGAGAAATAAATCCGGTAACAAAGACGATTGTCCCAGGTCCAATTGCACGAACGACAGAAAGAACCATATTCAAAATTGCAGGAATACGCGGAAGCAACGACTTGACGAGTTCGGCGGTCCGTCCGAAAATTTCCTTTACAATCGGTATTATTTCTTCACGGTTATCCTTGATGAAAGTTTGCACCGTCTTGAACAAGTCTATGAAAGTTGGGAAAAGCTCCTGTGCAACAGAAATCTTGAGCGAGTTTACCGTTTCCCGCATATCTTGCAATGCGTCATCAAATGCCTCGGCGTTTTTTGCGCCTTCTTCGGAAAAACCACCGCCGTGCGACTCAAAGTCCTCAATCAGTTTTTTGATTCCTTCATCGCCCTGCGAGAGCAGTTCAGACATTTTTAAGCCCGACTTACCAAACAATTCTTGCGATACGAATGCCTTTTGCTCAGCCGAGCCCAATTTTTGGTAGCCATCAGCAATGGCGGCGATAAGAGATGTAGAATCCTTAAAACTAGAAATTGACTTTCCACCAAGAATTGAGTCAAACATTTTTAGAGAATTCTTATCACCACTACGAGCCTTTCCCAAGTTTACATTAAACTTTCTCAAAGCTCCATCCATTTCTTCAGTCGACATTCCTGCGTGTTGAGCAGCAGAACTAAACGCCTGGTAATCCTTGACAGAAAGGCCAACAAGACGCGACGTTTTCGCAATTTTGTCGCCAGATTCCGCAAACTCTTCTGCAAAATTATAACTTTTTGAAAACGCTGTTTTAATAGAATTTCCTAAAGATTTTATCCCAGAAGCAAATGTATGAACAGCAGCAATTGCGAACGTCTGCTTTATTTTTTTATGCAAATCAGAAATCGCAGAATCAATTTTATCTATTCCGGAAATTGTACCCGTAATAGACTGTTTGTCCGCGACAAACCCAAGTTGAACCAATAAAGAATTAGCCATGCTTTTAAATATAAGACATGGCTACGCAAAACAGCTAATTTAGTGAACATCTTTTTTATTCGGAATCCGGCCAACCATACCAGAGACATCCCCATCTCATATTGAACGCCACACAAAATAATCCACAAAAAGAGAAAAGCGACATTACAACAGCATTCAAGACAGAAGACCTCAATACCAGCAAAACGTAATCACTTTGAGGCAAAAATCCAGCAAAATACGCTACAATAACAGCAATGAGCGACACAACTCCAATAAACGTCGACGCTACAAGAGCGTTTCTGCAATCCGTATTTTCGTAAAGATTCGTTCCGAAATACACATAAACATAAAACGGAATCATTGAAACCAAATAAACCACCATCGACCCTGAACTGGCCCCCAAAAGAAGTCCAACCCAAAAAAGAACAAAAGGCAAAACAACGCATAAAATTGCGTTTTTCATTTCTATTATGTCTTTCATCGTTTTCATGATCTTACCCTCTACCCATAATATATATTATTCTTTTGTCAAAATTTAACACAATAAGTAAAATTTATGGTTTACATCTATTCCAACTTGGAATAAACGCAAAAAGTGACCCGCAAAAAGGTCACTTTTTTGGATCCATCCACTTGGCATACTTTTCGGCAGCTTTCAGGCTGAACGCAAACGCTTCGGCATCCAGGTCCATAATCTGATCATAAGACCAGTGAAAAACGCCTGCCAGGGCGGCAAAGCCGTCGTCGAAGCCTAAACCTCCCCACCGGCTAAGAAAGGGCGGGCAAGTTCGCCAATGGCCTTCACGTCGCGGGCATCCATGCCCAGCACGTTGTTTTCGGTCAGGCCGGACGCAGCCACAACAAGCGCAATCATGGCATCGCCTTCACCCTTGCAGTTTCCGATAGCCTTGATGTCGCGACCGGTAAAGGATTCCTTGACCGCAACATTGTCGATTTCGGTACCGTCCACCTTTTTGATAGGGACAATCAGTTTGTAATCCATATTTTTACTCCTTTTATGGAATGTGAAAAGTTAAGCCGCGTCCAGGACTCGAACCTGGTGGAAGGTCTCGCACACTCAAGCCGAGACAGCGTAAGCCATCACCCAAAACGTGAACGCGGATATGAGCCGTAGAAAAGGCATCAAACTACGGCATGAGTTCCTTGCCCGGAGGGCCAGAGAATTCGAAGCTGATTTCGCCTTCGGCTCCGGATTCGCTCGGGTCGCCACTAAAGGCTGCTCCGGTAATCACGAACACTTTGCCGTTCGGCTTTTCGAGCTTCACGGTGGCGTTTTTCAGCTGACGGAGTTCAATCTGGTCCAGGTCGGAAGTATCGGTAATGGTGCCGGACACCTTCGCAGGCATGGTTTCGACCTTATAGCCGTGCATACGGCCATCGACACCCATAATGGGCGTGCGCTTTTCGCCGCCGATATCGATAGTCGGGTCGCCCTTGAGGTTGAACTGGACGCCGTTCACATAGAGCTTGTGGGTTCCACCCACGTCTTCATAAGCCATCTTGAGCCTCCTTTACTTGAACTGAATCTTGGACTTGCCGATGAAGAACTGGTCAATCAAGTCGGCGGGGATGAGGAACTGGAGCGCGGTATCGTCGTCCGGATCGCGGGCCACGACAAGGTTTGCCTTGAAGGTGGCGTAATCCTGGACAAGGCCCTTCGAAATCCAGTATTCGTAACGGCCCAAAAGTTCGGCTTCGCCAAGCTTCGGGGTCATGATTACCTGACCCGGGCCAAAGTCGGTGCCGTCATCCGCAAGCTTTGCGTGCGGGTAGCGGCCAGCAAGGTAGTTGTTCCAGTCCCAGCGCAGGAACGAGAGCGTGAACACCTTTTCGAGCTGCTGGTAGCTGGTATCCTTCGCGCCGGCCGGGTTCGTCTTGTAGGTAGTCACCATGCGCTTGAGATACACGGTACCGTCGTTACCGCAGGTCAACAGGGCGCAACCGGCCTTCAGGAGAAGGTTATTGCCTTCGAGATCTTCGCGGTCGGTTTCACGCGGGGCAACAATGCCGGCGACAGCCCAGTTAGAAAGCGGCTGAGCCGGATCGTTCAGAGCCTTCGGAGCGATGCAGCCGAGCACAGCGGCAGCGACTTCAAAGCCCGGAGTCGGCGTTTCCGGAAGGGACGGCAAGCAAATCACCTGAGAATTCAGATCGCCGCCACGTTCCATGAGAGCGTCAAGGCTTGCGGTGCCGTAGTCAGTCGTGTCACCACCGGAAGTCACGCTACAGCCGTTCAGGCTGAAGAACAACACGCCGGTCTGCTGCACGGTTGCCGTCCAGCGGTCATCCAGGATGCGCTTGATTTCGGCAACGTTCGTCGCATCGTCGGAACCGGCAACGATGGCGTTGAACCAGGTGCCGCGAATGATGTTGGCGACATTGGCCGTCACGTAAGACGTGTCGGAGCCACCGCCTGTCATGGCGGTAATGGTCAGCTGAACGCCTTGCGGGAGTTCCTGACCCTGGTAATGGTTGTAGCGGATATCGATACCCTGGCCGCAAATACCGCCGTTCTTTGCCGTGAGGGTCACGGTAGCGCTAGAAGCTTCAGCAACAACAGGCAGCTGCTGGTTTTCGTTGATGGCAGCAGCAATGGCAGTCGCAACTTCGGCTGCAGTCTTGCCAGCGACCACGTCAGCGGCAACGCTCTGACCACCGATCATCAGGCGAATCGCTCCGGACTTCGGAGCGACCGTAGCGGAGCCCGCGAAAGACACCGCGATTTCGCCTTCGGCAGCAGTCGTGCCATCTGCAACAGCCAAAGCCCAAAGTTCGCTGTTACGGGTATTCTTACGGAAAGCGCGGATCATGCGGGCAATCTGCGAGCCTACACCGTAAAGGGCATCGGCCTGTTCATCGCTCGTAATCAGCTTCAACGTTCCAGTGTTGTCCGATTTTGGACGGTAAGCTTCAGGGCGAGAAGAAGAATCGTATGCCTGAACAGCCTGCCCAATGAGCAAGTTCTTCCAGGGCATTGCACCGCCCTTCGCCGCGTTCGAGTTATCGAACTCGGTCATAAACATGGGGACAAGGTTGTCCGCCGGAATTTCACCAAAAGAAATGCTCATCGGCATCCTCCGTTTTTAAGGTCTAACATTCGTATCAAATTCAATCTTGTTGCCAGCGCCACTACCCATCGAAAGCGTGTTTTCAGCCTTCAAGAAATCGTCAGCAGGACCACCAACAGTAATTGTCAAAGCATATTCAACACCAAAAACAATTCGCTGCGAGCCACGGTCCGCTTCGCCAGCCGAACTCAAGTTATTCGTAATCGACTTGAGCACAAGCCTTTTCACAAGCCCAGAATAGGGCCCGACACGGCGTTCGATAGGCTGCAAGGCATTGGCAACGGCCTTAGCCACATCATCAAGAAAATCGTTTACATCGTAGATTTCGGAAGCATCATCCGAAACATCTACAGCTCCACGGCCATACACATCAATGACCAAATCACCGGACACGTAGTAAAAGCGCGGAGAGGTACGTTTATCATCAAAATTCGTTTCGGGCGTATAGACACAAATAAAGCCAGATTCCTCCGGCCAGGCACGTTCCTGCCTGGCGGAGAAAACATTTTGGCCGATTCCAGGAATGTCCGCAGTCTTAAGCGTCTGCACAACACTTGCTCGCAAAGTCTTAATGCAATCAAGAGTTCTATTAGCCATTGACAGGCACCTTCTTTACCAGTTCAAGCTGGTAGGTTACAGTTCCGTCAGATTCGTCGGCAAAATCAACCGCTTTCAACTTGAGCGACTTCTGGAATCCGGATTTCATCTCAATCTCAAAGACATCGCCCTTGCGGGCCACCTGCCCAGGCAAATCGACCTTGCGGACAACCAGCCTCGGGCGGTGAGAAATAGCAGTCACATCAGGACCAAGAGATTCACCGCTTTCAAGAGCCTGCGCGTCGTAAAGTCCGTTCATCGAAAATCTTTCCGACCCACGGACTAAAACCACGGCGCTTCCGAAAGCTTCACGGTCAATAAAGACAGCGTCTAAATCTTCGTTAAGCATTTCGGAAAACGCACTCACGGTCATTTCCTTTGGTTAGCCCTGGTTGACAACCTTGGCCCAGGCGATACCATCAGCCTGCTGCAGAACGGCAAGCGGGCGGCTCTTGATGATGAGTTTCTGTTCTTCATCATCTTCGTCGTAGATGGTCTTGGCAAAGCGTTCGCCCATGAACCAACCGTCCTTCACGTTGCCCACGCAACCGAAGTAGAGCTTGGCTGCAACGCCGTCACCAATGGCAAGCACCTTGTCCTTCGGCACGAAATTCACCTTGCTGTCACCAACCTTGTAAATTTCGTCATAGACCCAGATGCGGCAACCGCAGTGGAAACCGACAAGACGGGCACCGAGGTTGTTACGGCCAGCGGCAAGATCCATACTGTTGCCGGTCACATGCAGACGGTCAAAGTCCTTCATGAACTTTTCGTTGTTGCGAGCGGCATTCCATGCGGCAGAGCCAAAAATCTTGTCGGCAACGGTCAGGCCGGAATCCTCATTCACGATGGTGTCGAGTTCGGCAAGGTCGCCGATAACGTCGGCCTGGTTACCGGTCCAAAGCTTTTCGCCAGCCTTGGTGATCTTGTGAGAAGCCTTGCAGCCAAAATCAATGCCGTCGATTTTCTTGTTCTCTTCGTCAAGAATATCGTACTTGCCGTCGAAAAAGGCCTTGGAGCAAATCGTTTCGATCGTGCGGTTGATGCGGTTGTTCAGGTCCAGAGAATCCTGGCCCAAGATGAAGGCCTGGCGTTCATTCGGGTCCATCGGATCAACGACGGTGGACGGTTCGCCAGGCTGTGCCTTGAACACGTCCATGGCGTTGGTCGAACGTTCCAGGCTAATTTCGTAGCAATGGAACGGGCGCTTGGTGTAACCGCCACGCTTGGTAACGGTGCGCTTTGCACCTTCGCGCTTGAACGGCGCAATTACGCGAGAACCTTCAACCGTATCGAGTTCAGCGTTCAAAGTCTTGAGCAGAACCGGCTGGAAGAAGCTGGAAAGGAAACGTTTGGCAGGCAAGTTGTTATTGACCTGCTTGGTAAGGGTCGCGACATTCATAAAATCAGGCATGTCATCCTCCTTTTATTCGTTGACAGTGCGCGGGAAGATGCCGATCTTGCGCAGAGCCTTCAAGAAATTGTTGATGGAATCGCCTTCGGCGAATTTGAGTTCGGCAACGTCCACTTCGCCAGTGAAGGCGATAGTGCCGTATGTACCGGCAGCAGCATCTTCGATAAGAACGCCAACCGGATCCTGCAGGGCTGCGGTACCGCTGTCGGAATCGGCGATTTCGAACAGTTCATCACCGACAGACTGACCGATAGTTTCGACAGCAACCGCACCAGCTTCGACACCAGCACCGTCGCCAACCGTAACAACAATCACCATGTCATTACCGGCCAAACCTGCTTCCTTCCATTCGATAGTGAGCTTGCCGGAACTGTTGTCGGCAGTCACAATCGCAGAGAGGGCGGAATCGCCGTTGATTGCAGCCTTGATGCCAGCAACTTCAGTAGCAAGAGTCGTGGAAGCGGTCGTGTAGGTCACTTCCTTTCCGTTGACGGCAACCTTGACAGTCTTGCTGGCAACAGGGGTGCCAGTGAAAGTCACGGACTTCTTTGCCTTCGTCGCAGAGGTAGCCACGCCACGGGAGGCAACCACGGAACCAGCCTGAAGGTCGGCACCATAAATGAGACCGGAGCCGATATTACGAGGCTGGGTGTTGCCAGCAAAGATTTTCTTTCGATTGTATTCAGTGGGTTCGAACATTGTTTACTCCTTGTTAGCGAACACTTTTTGCACCGGCAGCGAACGCGGCAAAGGCACGCTTGTCAGCGTCAGCCATCGGTTCGGATGCACCGGCCTGGATAGAATTTGCAGCAGCAGCGCCAGCGGCCATTCCCTGAGCAATCAGAGCCTTCTGTTCTGCAGTAAGACCGGCGGTAGCGGCAGGATCTGCAGCGGGATTAGCGGGAGTAGCCGAAGCGGACGGAGCCGCAGTTTTAGCTTCAGCAAGCTGTTTCTTGCAAGCTTCGAGGCAGAACTTTTCAGCATCGGCCACGCTCTTGCCTTCTTCGATGAACTTCTTGCAATCGCCTTCGAGGTTCAAACCTTCAAAAGCAGAGGAAATACCCGCAATTCGGGTACGTTCGGCGGCAATAGCCTCTTGACGCACAGCATCCACATCCACAGTGGCCTGAGCAGCCGGAGTCTGAGCCGGAGTTTGATTAGTAGGCATGTTGCCTCCTATGGTTTGATGTTTAATCATTTTTTCAACAACGGAATCAAGGGAATCAATCGCATCGACCATACCGGCCTCAAGAGCCTCTTGACCGACAAAAACTTTTCCTTGTCCATAATGTTCAAGTACAGAATCAAAATCGGAATTTCGATTTTTCGCAAGAGCTTCGACAAAGACTTTAGCCATGGCGTCCAAGTTCTTTTCGACTGCGGAGCGCCCCTCTGGCGTATTCGGGTCCAAGTTCTTATTCGGGCTAAGACTCGAACGCAAGTAAGTCACAGACTTGTCTTCGTCGCCACTCAAAACACCCATAACGCCAATAGAACCAACTTGCGCGACACCGGACGCAACAACTTTTTCGCAAGCAGACGCAATCCAGTATGCCGCCGAGCACATCGCACCGGCAGAATGAGCGACAATTCCGCATTCTTTTGTTCCACGAGCGGCAAAAATGCGGTCAGCAAGGTCGGAAACCCCCTTGATTTCGCCACCCGGAGAATCAATCGAAAGTACAATACCCTTCACCGATTCGTCGGCAACAAGTTCATTGAACGCATTTTCGATAGAATTGTAGGTATCAACGCCAAACCAAGCTTTCCAGATGTTGGAACGATACGTCAAAGCGCCATCGATGTGCAAAACAGCAATACCGTTCTGGATATCGACATTATTCTTGTGATTTGGCTCGTTAGATTCCTTCCAGGCCGGGTCACCAAAGTCAGAAGAACACAAGGCCTCCATGGCTTTAGGCTCAATAGCCCATTGTCCGGAAAGAATTTTCAACAATTTTTTGTTCATCGGTTCAAAAATAAGCTACAAGTTCATTAAAAAAACGCGTTTTGACACAAGTTATTTTTCGTCTTCAGTTTCATCGACAATCTGTTTAGCCTCAGAGACGGAAACAGAACGGTTGACGGCACCCGGTTCAGGAACGCCGTTTTCTTCGCGCCATTTAGCTTCTTCCGCAAGTTCCTCGACATTCCTGGAGTATTCACCGCCGTTCATTTCGAGAACCGCCTGGGAACGAGTCTTGAACTGTTCATCCACCTGCATCTTAAGCGCGGTGGTTTCCTTGAGCGGATCAAGCATCACAGGAGCGTCACCAATCCAATCGCAATTCAGCCAAGCCATACGCTTGAGCGGATCTTCAAAACCAGGACAATCTAGCTCGCC